TGAACGCGTCGACCTCGGTGCGGTGCTCATCAGCTGTCGGATTGAACGCCCACTTAGGATGGTTCGCGTCGATGCAGAAGACGTGGCGTGACTGGACCATCTCNCGGTAGGGCANCACGCCTTGCTCGCGCATCTTATCCTGCACCTTCTTTGGCTGGGCAAAGAACCACGCGTCGAACGACTTAGCCTCCTTTGATGGGGCGGTCAGGTCATTGATGCTGGCACGATTGGTCACCGTGTCGTGAGGATGTCACGACTGCAAGAAGTCGGGCAAGTGGCAAAGGTTATGCCAGAGGCCGTCCTCGCCAAAGCGGAGTAGGCCGCACCGGGTGAACCGATAGGTCAGGGACGAGTAGCGCTTAGAGTATTCAAGGTTAGCGCTGACGAGCTGCTTTAGTTCGGGAGGGGTCATGGTCTTAGGCCAGGTTGCGATCATGTTCCTCAGCTGGTCATTCTTCTTCACCCTGAGTGCCTTGGACTCAAGGGTGGCCTGCCTACGGATCGCCTCCATCTTCACCGGCTGTTCCCTCCATGCTTTCTGGCGCATCCTTGTCAGGGCCAGCTTACGGAGAACCCATGCTCTCCGCGCGTTAGTACGGTCTGGTTTGGTCATCGCGTAAGACGTGCCTCCTCGGAGAGAGTCGTCCGACCCAGAGCGTAAGCGACAGGGGTGAGGTAAGACTCACCCTGTTATCTAAAGATACAGGGACGGAAGTTGAGTTGGAAGTTGAGTTGGAAGTTGAGAGTGGTCCATGAGGGGGGTAGGGGGGTGGGGTGAGGGTGTTGACCCTCAGTCGACCTTCAAACGCTCTGTAGACCCCTTGGCGGGGCTGGAATGGGCATCCCTTGGGGTAGGGTCGGTGGAGGTCTGGGAGGGGGGCTGGCTGTATTCCCAGCGGATGACCCCCGGCTCGGTAGCGTGGCGGATGTAAATCTCGGGCTTAAACTGTTCGGCGTGGTCTTTTAGGCCGGCGCGGCCCCGTCGCTTGGTCAGGCCGAACTTGTAGATGGGCTCCTCGCCCTGGCAGCGGAACAGGACGGCGACCTCGCGGAACCAGTTAGTGAACTCAGAGGAGCCGAGGCCAGCGTAGGCTAAGTCGGCGACGGTGTGGCCTTCCTTCTCGGAGGCGGCCTTGGGTTTGCCGGTGTGGTGCATGGCGATAAGGATGGCGCCAGTCTCAAGGAGGATCGGGGCGAGGTCATGGCGCAGGAACTTGGAGGCTTGCTCCTGATCAGAGACGTCGATGCCGGCAAAGGAGAGCAGCGGGTCGACGAAGACGATGTCAGCGCGGTGGTCGGTGATGAGCTTACGAAGGGCGGCGGTAAAGGTCGTGCCGGTGCTAACGGCGTCCCGGTAGATAGCCAGGTGGTCCTTGAGGGTGATGCGTTCAAGGCTGTCGAGGTAGGCGCCATTGGTTACGTCTTGCAGGGCCTCGGAGATGTCCCCGGCATCGTTCTCGGCTTGGAGGATGACAGCGCGGAGGGGGCGGGTTGCCTTGATGCCAAAGAACTCTCGACCTACGCACCAGTGGACGGCGGCCTGCATCATGAGCGAAGACTTGCCGGTGCCTGATTGCCCGACGATCAGCATCGAGCCGCCCTGGCATAGCCACCGATGATTGCCGAGGACGAGGGTCGGGTCGGCCTTGCGCTCGAAGGACATGAGCGCGTCGAAGTCCATGCGGGTCGGCCCGGTCTGTTTCCTGCGTCCCTTGCGGTGCTCGGCAACCTGGGCATAATGGTCGAGGAGGGTGTCGGGGTCGGTGGCAGCTGAGGCGGCGAGGCTGGCGTTACGCAGCAGGGCCGTGTCGATGATGAGGTCGACATGGGCAGGTCGATATGTCGATACGCCCGCATCGGTCACGAGGAGAGAGACGGTGCCGGCCTCGACGGTGGAGGCCATGTCGCGGAGGCGTTGGGTGGCGGTCAGCTCGTCGGCGGCGATGCCGTCCACGGCGAGAGATATGATCGCGGCGACGATGTCTTGATGGACCGGCTCAAAGAAGTCGGACGGCTTGAGTTCGGGCGGGAGGGGCAGGGCGTCACGCAGGAGCACGCCGATTAGGTGGCGTTCCGCGGCGACGTTGTTCGGCGGGATCATGGGAAGAAGATGTTAGGGGATGGGGCGGTGGGAGCCCGTGGTCAAGGTGCTTTGCGTTTAGGTGGCGGGCCAAAGTGATCGAGCAGTCGCATCCGACCTTTCGTAATGACGCGGAACTTCCTTTTGACTAAGATGCCAATCTTGACGGCCCGGTCGACATAAAGGGCTGCCTGATGGTTGGCGGCTAATCCCCATTTCCTTGCCCACTGCTCACGCGTCATAAAGCCAGCGTCGGGCAGGACGGCTTTCATGTGGATGTCCGCCATGACGGCTTTAAGCACCGGGTCGTTACCGATGCGCGTGTATAAGAGCTTCCTCCCTCGGCTGCTCATCGGGTCTTCGGGGTGTAGACTTTAAGGTCGGTCTGCCATATCCAACTCTTGCCGACGCGGTGGACGAGCCAGACCTTCCAGTCTTGACCGTCGACCCAGCCGGCGGCGAAGCCTGAGCCCCAGCGGGAAGTGGCGAGGCGGTGCGAGGCGTAAGCCATNGCGTCCTTTTGGCAGAGACAGCCGGCGGAGAANGCGGCGCCTCCTTCGGCCTTGGTCAAGTTAACCTGGCTAAGAGTGTGCGTGTGTCCGTGGATCAGCGCGCCTCCCCGGTCTGCGTAGTGCTTCCCCTGCTCGGCGGTGGCGTTAATGCCGTGGGCGTAGCCGTGGATGAAGGCCACGGGGCCGAGGCGGTAGACACCCTTTTCGGCGTGGTAGGGCAAGATGGTCTTAGCGCCGCAGCTCTTGGCGGCGTTCTTAATGCGGGACTCAAGGTCGGCGCAGTAGTCTCGGACCAGGGCAGAGCCGGAGGTGTGCTGGAGGGAGACGGCGCGGTGCTCGTGGTTGCCCATGAGCCAGACCGTCGGCTTAGTGCGGGCGAGGAAGTCTTCACCGGCCTGTATGTCTGCCATGAGGGACTCGGAGCCCTCAGCGTCGCTGCCAACCCCACGGCGCAAACTGCGAAAATCAAATGCATCGCCCAAATGAACGCGCACGGTCGGCTTGTAGTCCTTGATAAACTCGACCAGGGCCTCGACGGCGTTCTCGTCTAACATGTCGCCGTGGTTATCACCGAAGGCAACGAAGCGGGTCGGGTTGCTCATGCGCGGGTGTTCAGGTGAGGGATGGGCTTGCCGGAGTGATAGGCTGCGAGCATCTCGTCTCGCAGTTTGCGGGCGGTGTCTACGTCGCCGGCGATGTTGTGAAATATGTCCTTACCGCCACGGCGCAATCTAAACCAATACCGGGCGCCGAGCTTCTGGAGGTGGTGGTTCGGGTTGTCCTCGATGTTCTTGCGGTGCTTCATGTGCTCGCCGCAGACGGTGAACTTGGGACAGGCCGCGAGGAAGGCGACGCGATCGGGCGACAGGCCGATGGAGCGCGCCCACGCCAGCGTCTCTTGNGTTAGAGCTTCCACGCTCGTGCCAGGTTGCGGCCTTCCGCCATGATTTCCTGCCGAGCGTTGGGACGAAAGATGAACTCCTGGTCAAAGAGGTGGGTGGACCTGATCTCGGCGAGGCTGTCGAGTTCCTCATCGTTTGCGGGGCCGATGCCGGCGGTGGCGACGTGGATAGTCCTGACGCGCCAGCCGAGCTCCCAGAGCACGTCCTGACAGACGCGCAGCTCGTTAACGTAGCGCCAGTCGGAACAGACCACAGTCTCGGGGCTGACGTTGTCGGGGTGCTTCATCACCGGGCACCAGTTGGCGAAGTGGCGGGCAAAGACGTCGCGGTCAATGGACCGGGCGAACGTGCCAGCGTCCACGAGAAACTTGCGGTTCTCGACCTTGAAGTCCTCGCGGAAAAAGTCGCCCTGGAGTTGGAGGTAGCCGAGGAAGTGATTGCCGGCCTCTTTCAGCGCGTCGGCAAAGTTGATGTGCTCGGCGGGGCGGGTCGACCATTCGAGGATGCCCTGGGCGAGGGTGTCTTTGCCGGCCCGGGCGAAGCCACTGATCAGCACAAGGGTCGGAGGTGCCATCGGCGTGGACGCGGCGGTCATAGGTTANAAGGGCGGGTTGTCAGGGAGGGCCTCGGTGGCGGTCGGTTTNTGAGAGCCGCGAGGGTAGTTCATNTTATATTTGAACTGGGGNTTGCCGTTGTACTCGCCGTTAGGTTCGCACTCCACGCCGACGAGGATGGTCTGACCACAGGCGGGGC